TAGAGCAAAGGACTGAAAATCCTTGTGTCCCCGGTTCGATTCCTGGTGGCACCACTTCTTAAGCAATCGGAATGTAGCGCAGTTGGTAGCGCACTACGTTCGGGACGTAGGGGTCGGGCGTTCGAGTCGCCTCATTCCGACAAAATCGGGGTTAGCTAGCTGATTATCAGAAAGTTAGCCCCGATTTTTCAATAATAGCCGGGACGAAATCGGGACGGCGGGTAAGAACGGATTTGTTCTCGCAAGGTGCGAAAACAAATAAAAAAAAATGTCTTCACTCAAGGAAATTCAAGGTTTCACTCCTCCAGTCCTACATACTGGAAAAGACTGGTACATTGACTTTTATGCATTCGATCCAGTTAAAGGAGAGATGCGAAGAAAAAAAATTAAACTGAACTTTATAAAAAAAGCGAATGAGCGCCGCAAGTATGCGAAGGACTACATGATCCGGATATCTGAAAAACTCTCGCTTGGCTGGAACCCCTGGATAGAACAAGAACAGGGAAACGCCTATATGTTATTCAAGGATATCGCAGATAAGTACCGCACCTATATTTATAAGATGCTCCGAGATGGGAATTATCGTCCGGAGACTCTAAAATCTTACTCCTCCTACCTTCATAACATGGAACTATACAATCAAGGGCGAGAAATTCCGATAACCTATATCTATCAATTCAACAAAAACTTTTGTGTCATGCTCCTGGAAGAAGTGTATATCACCAGAGATAACACGGCATTTACTCGGGACAATTATTTAGGATTCTTAAAATCGTTCTCATCTTTCTGCCTCGAGCGAAACTATCTCACTAAAAATCCGACTGAAGGAATTAGTGCCATTGGCCGGAAAGGAAAAAAGAAGATACGGACACAACTTAAAAAAGAAGAGCTAGGCAAACTGACAGAATATCTCAAGGAAAAGAATCCTCATTTTCTTTTAGCCAGCTATATATTATATTACTGTTTCGTCCGACCGGCCGAGATGAGCAAACTTAAGCTTTCTAACATAAGTTTGGCCAGACAAACTATTTTTCTTCCGGACACGATATCAAAGAATAAAAAAGACGGCACTATTACCTTGCCAGCAAAAGTTATTCATTTAATGTTGGATCTCGATATTTTTAATATGCCAAATGACTGCTTCTTATTCTCTGACGGATTCAGACCAGGAATGAAACAAAAATCAGAAAAGATGTTTAGAGATTGGTGGTCACGCCATGTACGAATAGACCTAAAATTTCCGGATCGATATAAGTTTTATTCGCTCAAGGATACAGGCATTACTAACATGTTACGCCATTATGATACATTAAGTGTTCGTGATCAGGCAAGGCATAGCAGTATACTCATGACCGATATCTATACTCCACATGACATCCAAGAAGCAAATGAACTCATCAAAAATTATGAAGACGCCTTTTAAAAGTCAGTGCTCCAGAGTCCTTCTGGAGCATTTTTTTAACTGCAGATACATGGATTTCAATTCTACAGTCCTACTGTCCAACAAATATTAAAACAAAGCCTCATAAATTGCCACCTGAACATTCGCAAACATCATATCTCTTTATCTCCGATTCTCTAAAAACGCAATTCTAGATCATACCTCTTGTGAAAATCTTCTAAATGAAACACCTCTACATACATAGCATCAATCTTTGTATCACGTTGAGCGATACGCTCTTCCAATTAAGAAACTTGTGATACTCGTTTTCATTCTCTGCAGCATCTTCTTTCCTTGTATCAGTCTTACGATTGACGTAGAAATTTACAATCCATTTGATTGCCTCCAAGCCACCTAAGGCTCCTAGTATTGTTAACCAGTCATTTAGTTCCATATTATCTCTTACTTAAAAATCCATTGATTATATTGGATTGAGTTCTTCAGCAGTAAAGTCACTATAATTTTGAAGATACCATGACATAGAACCTGATGAAGAAACGCATCTTAATATTGCTTCTTTACCTGCTAAACGTAGCGAATATAATGTAGGACCAGTAGATAAATTTTTATCATAATAATTATAACCCGGAAACCGAATAGGAAGTCCATATTGAATTGTAATATATACAGCTTCGTGCACTTTGTGCAATCCGTTTTCCCTTGTAAATAGTCTAACTTCTGAACCATTAAGACCTTCTGTGGGAGAAGGGATAATTATTGTACTTATTGGTTCTATTGTATTGTTGCGGTATCCTATATAAGCATATCGATGTTTTTCTAGATCAAGCACATAAGTAGTTGATGGTTCAATATACATCGACGTGTAAGGTGTTTGCAATGCTCCACTTATACTTATGTTACCAATAGAATCCCATTTTAAATTTCCAGAGGCCAAATGCCCACTGCCATCTTGGTTTAATATTATTTTATCATTTGCTATTTTTATTTGTCCAGTGAATAAGTACTCCTTCAAAATTGGATCAAGTGCAAATACTATCTCATTATCCACAAGAGCAAATATACCTGTACGCTTCTCGCCAGTTATCTTATCGGTCAAACATTCCTTTCCTTGCACAATTCCAGTCAATTTTCCATCAGCGGATTTTGTACCCGAAAACATCTTGGGAGTAACAATATACTCTTCCCCTAATTCCGTTGCATAACCGTTCCACTTTTCTATCCATGGAAGAAGGTTTGCATCCTTACCCGGCTCCCCCTTCACTCGTATAGGATCACCCCATTCACCTGAATCCCCACTTTCTGATACTTTTTGAGAAATCCAAACAACAGATGCGGTTGAATTCGTATGCCAGCCATCTTTTGTCCCATCACCAACAGGGCGATCTGGTTCCTCTTTACTATCATTATATGTTATGTAAACTCTCATCCCATCTCTGCCGTCCGCACCGGATTCACCTTTCGCACCATCCACCCCGTCATTACCATCTGCGACCATTAATGCCCATGCCGTACCATTATAGATATAAACTCGACCGTTATCCGTATCACGATACACCCAATTCTTTTGAGGATTAGCGGGAGGAATTGAAGAATCTCCCTTCCAAACAATATCAAGACCATCCTTACCATCTTCACCGTTAACTCCGTCCAGACCGTTCTTACCATCCGAACCGTCAACAGTCATAACATACCAAGAATTATCCTGATAAACATAGCACTTCTTATCTGTTGTATTACGATAATACCAACCGTTTTTAGGATTATCAGGATGAGAAGAATATTCTCCTTTACACACCAAGCTAGCCCCATCCTTACCATTTACGCCGTCCGCACCGTCTATTCCATTGTATCCATCCTTCCCGTCTTGTCCATTTTTACCGTCGGCACCGTCTTTTCCCGGTTCGCCTTTCAAGTTTTCTTTTGCATCATCAGACAGATTATCCCAGGTGAGAACAACATCCTTCATAGTACATACGCACTTTTGATTTGATTCGTCCCATATCCACTCAATTGCTCCGCCGGCAATATGACCAGATTTGTCAGGTTTAAATAAGGCCGAACCGCAACCCAGCTCCGCAGTACCATCCGGATATATACAGTAAGCAATATTCCCCTTACTATCGACTCCCTTTATCATGCCATTCACACAGTAGAAGCCTTTCAATCCTCCACTTCCGGGTATGTCACCACCAACACGAACCTTAACCTTTCCTTCCCAATTCTTACTGTCAAGATCGAACATCACGTCAATGGCTGGTTGTCCTGTTTCGTCGGCATGCATATAGATGGCAGACTGGCGAGCTTTATTCTGTGAATTACCGAACTGGACCAGTTCATCACCTGCAGCGGGAACATTGAGAACATTACCGGATTCATCTTTATCAAATTCAGATAAAGGCACGTGTAAGGTTTTTGTTTCCACCTCAACCGATGATACTTCGACATGATAAAGTTTTGTCTTATCTCCTACGAATGTCTGACAGCGCACGAAGTCATGCGCAACAATGCTCACATCTTCATCCTCCAACTCGATAAGGTATTCTGTATCATCGCCAGAGATTTGAGCTGACTTTACTTTTCCATGCCCTTGACTTATTGTTTGTGCACCAATGATAGCCCGAATCTTACTTATCAGCATTTCAAAGATAATCATAGTTTCACGAACCACGATTGTATCAATCTCCAGTTTCCATTTACCAGTCATGTACTCCCAGAGTTTCCAGCCATGTCCTGCAAAGCCGGACATGAAATCTTCCACATACTCTTTTACTCCATTCGCCAATTTCTGTCCTGTCTCTTTCACCGAACAAAGGAAACCATAAAACTTACCGTTACTTAATATTGCCATAATTTTTGGATTTATTCATTATACCCTATTATTCTTGATTGCAGGCTATTCCATGCTGATTTATATGTCTGTACAGCCCCGGACGGAACATATATCGGGCAAGTAGTACCCTCAAAAACGCCATATCCCAGACTGGGAGGCACGCTACCAAGCATCTTAATACCTTCTAAAGAACTACAGTTCATAAAAGCCCTCATACCTATTGACGATACGACTGCCGGAATTTCCATTAATGATGTCAACGATATGCAATCCCTGAATATACCGGATGCAAGTTCTGTTTGAGTTAATCCAGATGGAATGTTAGCCGTTTTCAAAGATGTACAACCCTCGAATGCAGAATTTTTAATAACTTCCATAGTATCAGGCAATAGTATTGCTTCTAACGAGGTACACCCATAAAAGACGGCACCGTCAAACTCATTTACATTAGGCATTACTGTCACACTTTTCAAATTAACACAACCTTGGAATGCACCATAAACCAAACCAATACGACTTTTGTCATTTACATTAGCTATTGAGCTTGTAAAATATTTCAGCTCATCAAAAGACGTTATATCTATATTGCCTTTAAATAGTGTCTTTAGGTCAGTTACTGCAGCAGCCTGTTCGACTGTTAATTCTCCATTGCTACCCCAATTCTGTACGCATATTTCTCTTACGACCGGATCTTTAAAGTCAATAAATGCTATACCTGTCATGTTAAACTGAATATTCGGGAAATAGCTTTGAAGACTATACAACAGATCCGGAGAATAATTAGCAGAACTAGCCAGCTTCCCAGCTAACACCGGTATAATGTTATCATCCCTTTCGCCATTATCATTTATTCCATGATAACCATTCTCGGCCAATGAACGTAATGCAATCAATATATCATTGGAAGAAAAACTTTCATCAAAGCCTTTAGCTCTGACATATTGAAGAGAATTTTGCTCACCTAATATTAACTGTAGCTCTTTTAATAATTTATTATTCGTATTGCAATCCTCTACCCAGAAATCGGTTATTTCATTTCTATTATTGATTTCTAAAACCACATTTGAATACCTAATAGCCTTTACTCTTCCTGCCCCACTATTATAAGTGAGACGTACAAGGTTGGAGTTTGCATCCGGCATCTTATATACAATATCATCCGAATCAATCAACAAATCAGTTATATTGGTAAAAGCCGATAAGTCCAAAACAATTTTACTCCCGGCAAAAGCAGCAGTATTTAAAACTCTCAATGTGGGAGGAAGTTTTATGGTATCGAAATTAGTACATCCTGCAAACTCTTCCGTAAGTGATGTTACACAGGTGAACGCCAATTCAGTGAAAGACGTTATCTCTGTACCGATAAAAACATCTCCCAGTTCTGTAATTTCCCCCATTAGTCTTTTACTTATACCAATCTCATCGCCAAAGTGTTTTGCACATAGCGTTTGCACCAACTTATCTATAAAACGGATGTAGAACTCTCCATTTATATTGAGCACTAACCTATTAAAATAACTGCGAAGGGCAATAGCTGTATCTTCGTAACAATTCGTATTGATATGAAGCGTTCCATCAAGAACCGGGCGAGGATCATCACCAGCTACACCGGAACTGTTAAGCCCAACATAAGTCCCGTCTGCCAGTTTTCCAAGGTTATCAAGCATCTCGGCTCCATTCTCATTATAGGTATATTCCCCAAACACTGCACGCACACGTTTAAGGGCATGCGCTTCTCCCTGTTCCTGCTGTGCATCCATGATCCTTATTAAAAGGTCAACCGGGTTAAGTTTCGGACAATCACTGACAAAGAAGTCCGTAATCTTTCCGGCACAATCATCGACGAGCACTCCCTCCTGTTTCAACAGAGGGAAGTTCTGTAATGTCAAATACCTGTTCGTGGATGGATATTGAACCAGTTCCAGACACCCGCCTTGCGGAAGCCTTATCTGTGTCAGTGACGTTCCATCAGCCCAAACTCTACGTAAATGCGTACACACAGAAAGGTCAAGAGAACCGGCCAATGTGGCTATGTTAGACAAAAGGATAGATTGCAGAGATACACAATCCGAGATAGTAAGTCCCGTGATCGCAATAATAATCCGTTCTGTACGGCTTCCAAGTTCCAGTTCACGCAACATTCTTCCTTTGATGATAAGGTTGCCGTTGACGTTTTTATCATGCCACTTACCAATACTCATCAGCCAACTGGCTCCCTGAATGATATTCTGCTGATCACCTGTGCCGCCAAGGTCTATTATCATTCTGCATACCTGTCCGGCCTTTGTCCTGCTCCCCTTTACAATTGATGTACCGTTTGCAATAGTGGGATACATATCGATGGCGGGAATGATATCATACGTGATGGCATTTCCGGCAGCACGGACATTTATTGAATCTGTTCCATTTGCAGAATACTCCCCAAAACTATATTTTGAAGACATATACTGGATGCGCTTTTTCATCCATGCCGTTTCCGCGCTGTATAAATCCCCTAGTTCCTGTGTCAATGGGTCAGTATCATTCGTGTATCGTCCGGCATTCATCATTAGCTTGGCATTCTCATAGCGTTTAGAATCTTCATTCACTGTTACAGCCGGAAAATACTCTTTCACGTTGAGATAGAATTTCTGGTACCATGCATAGACTTTTTCTGCATGAGTACCGGACTTTAAGCCGCCTAATACCTCCATAGCCGACATCATAGAACGCATTCCTGCAGCAAGTTCATCAGGAAACGCCAGTTCTAACAGATTCCAGAACACGGAAGTTTCTCCATTCCATACTGAAGCCCCTGTATCGTAGTTGTCATGCACTTCGACATAATACCCTTTTCGAAGTTGTCCCTGATTGGTGATAGGCATTATTGTATCAAGGTCGTCCTGTCTCCATTTCCATTTACAACCTTCTCCAAAACAATAGGGGTATGTGTTTTTTGCCCGGTTGTCGGTAGCAGCAACAAATTCGGTAAAGTTGTGATGGAATATTGCGTCGGAAATATCAAAATAGGTCTTAGCTTCAGCTCTAAATTTGGCAATGCGGGCGTTGATGAAAAGTGTATTCAGTTCATCATTTGTTTTCCCCACCAAATCAGCACTTGATAAACCGTACCCCTTATTTACAAGTTGGTGTATCAGGTTTATTTGTCCTTCACCTATGTCGGATGGTATGAACTGTTTTTCTGCAGCTTCATAATAATACAGGTTATACAGATTTGTATCACCCGGTTTTGCGATCCAGTATTCTACACCATTCTCTTTATAACCGGATGCGTCAGCATTCAATTCACCCAATGTCCCGTCAAACGGGCAAATTTTGCTCGAACAGGAATAAGCTAGATTATAAGCGGGTATCCAGTATTTTATATTTTCGGGAAGTCCGCCGTCAAAACCTATGCTGTTTTCTCCATTGTATTGCCATGACTCTTCGTCTTCGCTATATGTAATTCTTCCCGTATTCCAAGGTACGCGAAACAATGCCGGAAGTGGGGAGTTATCCGCTCCCTCAATAGAGATGAGACCAGGAAACAAATCGGTATCATAGCCAAAACAATACTTGTCCCCCTTGTCCGGACCACCTGTGAATTCACCCATACAGGTATATACTATTTCACCCTCGTCATTAAGTTCCTTGCGGAAAGCCATAAAGGGCTCCTGATAGACAGAAACACGGACTTTTGGATCAAGAGCCATTGCTTCATTAGTGAGTCCGAGCTGTTTATACAAATCCGTATATGAATTAACCGAACCAGCCTTGTGGTCTTGCATGGATGATGCCCAGTTTTTCTTGAATGTAACGGATGCACATGCAGGAACGTTATCAAACATGATAAACTTCTTTGTGGTTGTTGACCCGTCAGCATAAGTAATAACAGACTTCGTCTTGTCAACCTTACACTTTTCATTCCATTCCCAGTATTTTTTAGAAGATGTGCCCTGACCACTCATTTCCACATTGGTGATGGTCACATTTCGTTCCGGGCGGTTTACAAATAGTATTTCAAGTGTACCTGTTCTCTTTGCTGTATCATAATAAGACGGGAATATATTATCGAATACAAAGACATTCATTTTTGCCCTTATGGCATCGAAGTCTAACTGTGTGGCCATTGCGTCATAAAGATTGTTATTCTCGCTTTCTTCAACCTTTTCATCGGTGCCGGGCAACCAATTGATATAATTCTTATGTACTGCATTGGAACCTAGACCAGTTTCATATATACGGATTCCATAGACATCCACGTCAGCATAGTCAGAACCTATAATTATATCTCCATTCTGCGCCCAATAATCATTTGATTCGTAAAGGAAAGTACGATTCTTTTTTCCATTGATATAAATAGAGCAAAGATTAAATCCGGCATTCCCATACATATTTGGTGAAATGGTCATAGCTATCCTAACACGTACACCATCATCGGTTGGAATTGATTGTAACTCCTCATTTTTAAGAGACTGGCTACACGGCCAGATGTTGTTGGCATAAATATTAAGTCCGGTAAATCCTTGCCCATCCGGTACCGACAAAGTAATAATAGGCTCGGAGTAGTCGGTAACATTATAAATCTTATAATCCAGTTCAATGGTTTTCCCATTACGGGCACTTTCTATTTCAAAAGGCTTGTAACCGATATCCAACAAACTTCCGGCCATCATTCTTAATACACGGTTTCCGTCACTGTCTACAGTCCATCCGTCGTTATTCCAGTTCATGCCTTCCCATTCGGCTGCGATTTGAGAACTGTCTATTTCATTGATAATCTTTTGGTAATTTGACTGACTGTTAGTACGTGTACGCGGGTTCATGTAAAAGACTGATCCGGCTGTAGCGGAAAAGCCGGAAGAGTTGCTCACAGGGAAGATCATAGTATCGGTCAAAGGCTCTCCATTATCCGATACGGCTACAGAGATTTCAAAGTCCGTATCATCCACGGTTTCAATCTCCATTGCATAAGAGAAGCTGTTTTTCGTGTTGGTCGGTATCGTGCTCTCTTCACTGGTATAGACGGTAAGGTCATCCATTTTTATGGAGAACGTACCGCTTGTGGCCGTGGCGTCACCGTCATAGACGGCATATTCGAAAAGCTTGTTGTTCGCCCAGTTGGAAGCCTTATCAGAGAGGCTGTTCACGCACATCAGCTTCACCTGCTCGCCTTCCGATGCGCACATGATATTGAAAGACACCGTTTTGGTTTTAATGGTGCCATCGGAGTTTTCAAGATAAACGGATAATTTGTATACACCCGTCTGTTCGGGGTGGTCAATAGAGAAATTCAAAGCGGTATCCGTATAGATAACGTTTCCCAGCACCTGTTCATACGCTTTGGCGTAGTTTTCTCCCTCAAGGGTGACTTTAAGTGTCTTGTTTACATTTCCGGATATATAGAGAGGAATAGAAATCGCTCCGGAATACAATGTCCACCACTGGAAAGTATCAGCCTTGACAGACAATGACGTCATCGTTACATTATAAGTATAAGCCGGAGTAGCCTGCCCGGTCACTTCACCGGTTATTTTAACCATGATTGAGTTGGCCCCATTCGCAAGAAACTCGGCTATATCAACTTTTGTGGCAGTAATGGAGTTAACCATCAGGGTTTTTATCAGGGTATAGTCTGCACTGACAGAGTTTTTTATGAATATCTCACACTTGCCACGTTCTCCGGTATTCTCGTAAGAATCATTATAGCTGTAACGTTCCTGTGAAATGAATGTGAAATTTAATACGCAAGGTTCACCCTTTTGTGAGGTAAAGGACTTATCACTATTATTTTGGACACGGATATAGTATTGAACTCCAGTTGTGGAGTCAAGACGCTGGTAGATATCGTTGACAGAATCTTGCAAACTGTCTATTTCTTCTGAATGAATTGCGATAACTTCTTTATCCGCATCGGTAAAGTCATTGGTAGATAAATCTTTTCCGCCCACTTTATCTACTTTTTTGTCAATAAGTTCCCGTAGTACGGTATCATCAAAATTTGTCTGATAATCTACCCATTCGCCATTTTTATATTGATACTCCTTATCTGTCTCTTTTACATAGACGACACAGCCTTCTGTTAATCGGTCGGCTGTAATGGCATTCCTTGCGTCAATAGTAGATACCTCCTTATGACCACCTTTACCATAAATGGAATAGTGCGTAGGATATACGTCTCTACTTGTGCCCGGAACAATAGGGGAATATACATTCGTTCCCTTCAATTCTTCACTCATTTCACCTCAATATTTAATACACCCGTTTGGATGCTATTTAAACGATAAATAGTGTAACTCTCTTTGTGGCCGAAAGCGTTTGTAACTTCACGAGTTTCTTCTTTCCAGTCTGTATTACGCAATCCTCCAATCCAGAACTGAATACCGGATACCATAGATGTAGGAAGAATGTAATAAGGATACTTACCACCGGTACAATCGAATACAGTAGAGCCTTGCGTCCGGCCGGCCCATGTACTTGATAAAGCTAAAATCTCATCATTTGTCAATGTTCCGTTTGCAGACACACCGTAATACTTCTTCACCTTAAATTGAGCGGATACGGACTTTGTATATGTCTGTCCGCCCTGTATCGCTTTCAGAGAATAAGTTGTATCCGTAGTAACATTTGCGTATTGCTTTGCCCTGATTCCGATTAGCAGTGATTCATTATTGATCGATTGTGATTCAATATCCCGGTCATAAGTCCATGAGAGATTTATAGTCTGTGAGCTGCCTTTCTCATAAGTTCCGCCACCGGATAAAGTCATGGTAAACGGAAATACTTTCGACATCAGTTGTGAGACTTGAGAGAATAAAGCCGTATTAATTGTCCATTCAGAAGTTCCGGCTAATCTGACCAATATATCATCTGTATCAGATACGCTGTCAGCTTCATCAGTTACATTATCAAGTTCACCCAATGTCGCCGCACCACCTGTACCGGTACGCATTTCTTCGATGAATACATCTTCATTCTCTTCTACAATACCATCCCTGAACTCTTCTGATAATAAAGACATCAGCATAGGCTCTACAACTTCCGTTTTGCGAACGACCAAGCCGTTATTAGCTTCAATTAGCTCTTCAGATATTAGTCCTTTTAAAAAAGTTATTAGTTCCGCTGCTTTATCAGGATTAACTTTGGATAATAATTTATCATACACAGTGCTATCTATAGCCAAATCCTCTGCTAATTTAGCCTTATCCGCATAACCAGCTTTGATTCTTTTCCCTGAGACTAACAAATACTCTGTCGCATAAGATAGCAACTGTAATAAATCAATGTTATTATGTTGATGACCAACGCCCCCTCCTCCATCATAATTTTCTGAAACACGATTGATTATATAGTCACTGACAGAACCGGTAGTCGTCACACTCCAGCCTTCTGAATAAGGGTCTTGAACAGGAAATAATGCCCCCTCGGACAGTGGTAGGCGAGGGAATTCAATAAGTCGAGGGGGCACTGTAAAAGAACCAACTTCAGGCACAACAATTTCAAGTGCATCTGTTGGAGTATCTGACCTTTGCAGGTTCAGGAAAGGTTTGGCATCAGCGAATTTATAAGTAAAAGTATAGTTGCTTGGTAACTCCTTATCTGTATAAGTCACATTACTTTCTACAACAATAATTGAACGGATATAGGCTCCTGTATATAAATACTTCTTCAAAGACGGGAAAAAGTCAAGCAACCAGGTACGTTCTTTCTTATTCAAATATCCCGTATCCTTTTGAAATTTACGGGCAGTATCAACACGGTATTCAAGAGATATATCATCGATCTCCGCAATATTATGCGTATGTTCTCCAGTGAAAGCCGTAGAACCATACGCACGAAACGTATCAATGCCACCAAGTGAATTCTCAAATAATACCCATTGCTCGGTTTCTGATTTCATATCTGAAGCATAATACCGCTGTACATACGACAGCCGTATCCCTTCCGCATCTTCAACCCAAACATCATAATAAGCCGGCATTTTATCACCTAGCTTTCCTACAACAGAAGCATATTGCAAAGGAATTGTATAAGCTTTCCCTTTTGTAAGATCAGCTAATACCAAATCGCTCTGCGAAACGATTGTTGCTGACTCATCAGTAAAATAGGCATGAAGTTTTACCCTACATTCCTGGACGGCATAATACGTCAGAAATTCAGGAGAGTAATATGTGACTGGCTTTACATTCGGTTGCCAGGTCAGAAAGTTCTGAAGAAGAAAGTTGGCTGGAGTATCAGCAAGCATATCGACTCCGCAACGGATAGCAGTAAACACCACTTCAGTATCGGAAAGTAGTACTTTAAAAGTAGAAACAATTGTCTTCTGCTCATATACCATTGAAGTATTATTGAACAAGAAAGACAACCGGGCATGGATGATATCCTTGATATTAATAATAACGACACCATCCGCACCCGGTTCGTAACTCCGAGCCACAATCTCTTCATCTCCTTGAAAGAGTCTAAAGGAAAGTGTGTCTGTAGTTCCAATGCGGAATTCCTTGATATTTCCACTCAATGATAATGGATCAGGTTGTTGGAGAATGGTCATAGTTCTTCTTTTTTGTATCAAAATTAGTAGAAGTACAGAACAGAATAAAGGACAATAATTGTATCAATAAGGTGTCTTAACAGGACGAAGCCTGACCACAGCACGGTAATAACGTCGCTTTTCAACTCTGCTATCCTGATAGTAAGCATAATATCGCTCATAATAATATCCACCTGCAGCGACTTGTTCTTTCGTTGGAAATGGAGGATAAATAAGCGGAAGTTTATCCTCTCCTCTAGAAATAGTCCCAAACTTAACCAACTCCGCATTATACTCATCCTCTGATATCTCATAAGAATTTCTGTCTATACTCCAACAATTTGCTTCGTTTGGAAGAGGGAATCGAGATTCTTCCGCCTGAGCTATTTGTACAGGCTCATACAGTCGAGTCGTATAGAAACTTGATTCTATAGGTTCATTATCTCCACCTATAGAATATTTCAGTTTGTCAATAAACAGTTCTTGGCCATCTATAATCACCTTACGATGAGACGGGATATTCATTTTTTGGTGATCGGAAAGCAAAATCTCTCCTTTAACTGGATGCATTGAATTACGCAACAAATTATCATAAGTACGATAGAATTTCTCAAAAATTCCATCAGGGCCATTATACAATAAGGAATAATCTGCAAATTTCTCATTATTGTAAGTATAATTGGTATTGGTTCCAATGCAATATCCATCCGTATATTTATAAACTAGAGATAACATGGGAGCCTGATCCTTATTAGAAGCAATTTCTTCCCCCTGATTATTGTTTTCTCCTTCATCATCAGAGGTTCCGTTGAATATCAATGTAGAGTTCATTGAACGGCCATCTCCAATATAGGGCAGATAAACCAGAGTACGATTATCTCTAGATGGAGAAGTCTGCCCGGTATTTCGCGTCTCATACAACAAATAAAACATCGCATCAGGACAGACTATTTTTTTCTCTTTCAATGTCCCTCCAGCCATATAGGGAATCGTCGCAGAAGATATTTTCTGTGTTTGTATAGAATAACTTGAATATCCAATACGATAGTAAGATCCCGACATCGGAGCCCAATACGCATTAGGGTATTTAGCTTTTATTTCAGCTGTAGAATCGTAAGTATCTCCATCAGCAAGCATTGTCTCTGAAGACAGAGCTACCTTTTGATATGTTGGAATATCAAATTCAAGCGGAGAAGTCAGACAGTCAGTCAAATCTGTTTCCGCTTTCATCCTAGCTATATCATCAAAAAACTCAATAGTAACGGTCCGGTTAACTTCATCCGGAATAAACTCACACAAGAATTTCTTTCTAAAGACATTTAGTATCGTATTACACATGCAATCCGGTACAAGATGAGAAAGTTTTATAGATCCATTTACAAGCGAATCAATTGTATTATTGATAAATACCATACTTTTAAAGGGTTCTGTCACATCAAAGAAATTCTCGAGCAAAGTATAACCAAAATAAGAAAAAATACGCCTCAAGAGATAAGGAGCCCGGATAAAAGGAGTCATATAGTAACCCGGATCCAGTTTGACACTAATACCATCCACCTCTTCTATCCTTGAATAAGAATTATAGAAATCAAGTTTTCCGGTCGTATATCCTGTAATACCACCTGATGCATTCATAAACTCCATCTGATTTATATAACGACGACCATTATCAAAATCAACGAATACAGGAAAAATAGCGAATTGTTCATTCTCATTCGCCACCAAAGACCTACAAAAATCAATTCCTTGCTGAACAGTTTTCACTCCTGGTATTGTTTCTTCACCAAACATCTCTCTTAATGAAGCCTTAGATATTTGTGCCAGGAATGAACCTTCATTTAAATAAAAAGAAGTCGAAATTGTCTTTTTACGTTTGACTTTCAGTATTGCTTGCCTGCATGCCGAAAAATACTCTCCTGATGAGATTGTTGCTTGTATATCATCCGGAAGTTTACGTACACTAGTTATATCAGGATATCCTAAAGCTTCTTCATTATAATCCGAGCTAGGTATATCAACAGGCAATGTTTGTTCCCCCCATTCATTAAAAAACAGATTAGGGCGTTCAACTTCAAGCTGTGTACCTGGATTAAGCTGATAAGACTTTCCTGTTTTTGAATTCGTTATTTTCATATTTTATCCTTTTGAGCCAATTTGACGACTACGATCACGAAGTTCTTGTTTCTTCTCTATATCACTCAACACAATAGGAGCTTTCACTCCTTTCTCATCTATATTAATAATAGCATGGGCAAACTTCTCCATTAATTCCGGAGGCAATGCTGCACCGCTTCCGTCGTTCTTTGGAGTACCTGTTGACGGAATGGGTTGTGAAATACTTCCTCCGGAAGAGAAGCCTGCCATCTTTGATCGTATGACCTGATTCAAGTCAAGCGTCCGGATAGTACCGGCCTGTTGCGACTTATCAATCATATCAAGGATAGGACCAACAGTAGGATTCTCAACAGCTGCATTACTTGCCACCCACTCTTTTGACTGGCCCGCAGGTCCCTCTCCCACGATTACAGTTGGTTTATCAATAAAGCCTCGGGCATCCGGATCATAATCAGCACCGGCAAACAACTTACCATCTTGAGCACGCCGAACATCAATTTTGCCACCATCTTCACGACCAGTCGCCACACGCTGTCCGGTTCCTTTCGAGGAACTAGTTCCTCCGGAAAGAGTCATATTCTTAATCTTGTTGCGTTCTGCATTTGCAGAAGCGATCTGTGCAGCTCCTGTCACTCCCATGAGCGCAGCAGCTACAGCACCGGCAATCGGTCCGAGATCGGCAAAAGCCTTCATAATTGATACTGCAGTATCAGCGATGATTTGAGATACTTTAATTGCAAAGTTAACATCCGCATATTTTTTCTGAATATCCAGTTTCTTTTGTGCTTTTTCTTTCTCTAAGCGTTCTACCTCCTCCGTATTACCTTGAGCAGCTTCAATCTCCGCATCATACTTGGCGTCCACGTTATCCATTTCAGCCTGTTGGAGTGCCTGAACAGCACCAGAAAACAAATCCGAATAATAATCAAACTGTTTTTTATAAGAATCACGCTTCAGATTCTGAACAGATTGTTCATATTCTTCCTGAGTCAGCGTTTCATTCTCAAGATGAGTTTTAAGCTGCTGTAGCTGCAAATCATATTGTTGTTGTTGATTTAGAAGTCCATATTGATTCCGGATCTGATTAATACGGTTCTCACTATCCTGCACTAACTGTTCCTTAGCTTTCAGGTAAGCAATATCCAGTTCTTGAGTATCTAGTTTTTCCTTTTCAGCAAGTTGCTTGCGTGCCTGGTAAGTGGCATCAAGTACCTTCATTTGCGCCTGCAAATCCTCCCCAACCGTAGTAAGTTTAAACTGACTTTTAAAATCTTTAGTCAGATCATTCATTTTGGTTTGGATGGCGGCACGGGCATTAGCAGCATCCTGATCGGCTGATAAAACTGCAGCATTAGCCTGTTTTACAGCATCAGATTTCAGTTTTCCATTCTTTAGTTCAAGATCATTGACATCATTCAAATACCGCTGTTCAATCGCTAACCTTGTTTCTGCACTCGAAGAGGTTAGAGAAAGAGTTAACATCTCATATTGTTCTCGAGTGATATTCTTTGCAGCAAGTTCATTAGTTAGGAACAGTCTTTGCGCAGAAGTTACCGCTTTCTCTTTCTCCAAATCCTCCTGACGCAATTTATCAACAGCAGAAATCTTTTGCTTTTCCATTGCTTCTTCCGTATCGATCAGCTTAGACTTAGCATCTACGATTTGCTTTTGGTATTCAGATTTTTTGGCCAACTTTGTAGCATTAGCCTTAAATTGTTCCAGTAATTTGATCCGCTTATTAAAATAGTCCTGATCTGAATTAAGGATAGCCAGATTAATGTCTTCTTCCGCTTGTTGCTTTTCTCTTCCGGTCAACCGGATCTGATTTATTTCCGTCTCATGATCTGACTCTTGGTTCTTGAGCGCAACAGCATTCAGATCCGATTTGTCTTTCTCAGTCGTCGCCGTTGGGAAACGTTTATCATAAATCTCCTGTGCTATTTCCCGGTACTGATCTGCAGCATTTTTTTCATCCTTCAGCCATGCCGACAACATAGACTTATTCATGTTATTAAATCGTTTCTGTGCTTCTGTTGCATCATCTTGAGCCTTTATCCGATTTTTGACAATCTTATCTATACCATCACCCGAAATTTTATCAAGTTGGGCAGTAACACCGGCCAACTCTTCTTTAAGTTCAGCAATTCTCTCCGCATTAGCAGCTATCTCTGCATCAGTCATATCACGCATTCCTTGGTCTTTTGTATTACCATACCCTGTACCACCGGCCCAAACTTTACCTCTTTTGTTTTGTGATATCAAAGATTCCATTTCGGCTTTCGCCTCTTCCTTCTTTGCTCTAAGACTCTTAATTTCCTCCCGATGAACAAAATTCAATCGGGCTTTCTCTGCAGCGAGATAATCATACACCTTTTGAGTATTGATAGAAATAACGTTACCGTATTGATCCCATTCAGAAACAGCAGAAGGAACAATATTGGAAATGCGCTCAATTAAAGAATTCAGCTCCTTCTGTTCTTCAGCATTACGGTTAATCTTACCAGCAAGTTCATCATATCGGGTTGCCATACCCGGAAGCTGTCTTTCCAAATTGACCACCTTTTCCATTTGATCCTCAAAAGTATCCGATAAAGGTTCCATGACCTTTGTTATATCTGAAACAAAATCAGCAGCCCAGGATAGCCCCTTCTTGAAAAAACGTTCCATGCGCTTACCTATTTTATTCCATAGGTTGTCTAAAGTATCTTTAAAATTAGACTCCAGTCCCTCAAGTTCTTTCATTTGAACAGCCATCGATCCAGAAATGCCATCCAATTTTCCTAAACTTAGCAGATAACTCTTTATTGCTTCTTCAGTGTTCTGCACTTCAGTAGTAACCCCTCGGAAAGTGTACTTCACAGTATTCCCGCTCTTGCTTGCCTTGATACCAAATTCTTTCAAACGCTCATTTTCTCCAGTCATGGCATCCAATATGGCCTCGATAAGCTGATCTACACTTTTACCCTGTGAGGCTGCCAAATCACCCATATTTGTCAACTCTGAAGTAGTAGGCTTAATACCCCTATTAATAAGTTTGATATAAGCTTCCGTCCATTCCTGTAGAGAACCCGGCGTATCTGCAGCTAATTGCTGGAGCATCTTCATTGCTGTAGCAGCTTTCTCCTGCGACTGCAAAGTATTCCGGAGCACGGCTTCATACTTAGCAAACTCTTTCCGGGTTGAGTATGCATTTTGAGCTATCTCTTTTAAATACCCTGCCAACTTCACTGTAATAAATGCCACTGCAATGGCTTTTAGCTTCCCTATCGCAGATTCCATCGTCCCGAATTCAGCTTTGATATTCTTACCGGATCCCTTCAATTCTGTTATCCGGTTACGTACCTCACCCAGCCTCTTACTAAGTTTTGCATATTCTTCCGGATCCGCAGATTCTGACATATCATCAAGCGTAGCAGCTAACTCCTTAGCTACCTTCTTTAATTGCCGTCCGGTCATAGCATTAACATCCAGTGACCTAGTTAATGCTCCAATTTTCTTATTATTATCAGTAATCTGCTTAGAAAGCGATTTGGCTTCTTTGTCCAGGTTCTGATACTCCTTAGTATTCTTTTTGCCTTGCGCTTCAAGTTCGATCATCGCAGTACGACGTGCTTTCTCTTCCTTATTGAGCTGCTTTGTAGCTTTAGTCAGTTCATGAATATCCCGCTGGGCCTGGCTAGATTCAGCAGATACAATATACTTGATTTCGTCTTCCGACAAATGCTTCTTTCCCATATTACCAGTTTTGAGATTGTTCGTAGATTAATGCTTGCTCTAATTGCTCACGAATCTTATTTCTGATGGCTTCATTGTAGCCATAACGCAATTCAGGGAAAGTCTCATGATAAAGAACTCCCCATACCGTTCGATTGTACAAAGCCAGGTTGCTACGGATATGGCGTGAGATTCGGTCGTCTTCCCGTCGATATCGAATATCAAGATAACGGAGATACGGAAAAATACGAATAAAGTATTCTTGTTTACCTTCGGACTCCTGAATAGTAAACGGTCTACGTTGCAGGTTTGACAACAGTCGGCCTGAACGGGTATTCAGGTAAGTACGGACGACATTCTCTTGAGTCTGATAAATGAGATTGATACCTTGAGAAATTGTATCATGCACAAATCGCTGTTTGACTAAATCTTCTGAAATCATATTCGCTATTATTTTTAGCGAATGTACTAAGGGAAAGAAGGAAGCTAAAGGACAAAAAAAATCCGGAGAGGAACAGCTTCACTCTCCGGAACTTGATTATTTATTATTCTTTAGTTCAAGCATCCACCGAAAATCACATCCCGATGCTCCGGGGCGGTTTTGGAACTTGAAGCCAGCGTCCGTCATAGCTTTAAATATATCATCTTTCGATATTTCGGCCGCCGGATCCAGTTTCTTTATAGATTGATAAACTTCATCGGTCGTAAACCAGTGTGTTGTATGCCGGGCGTCCCACGCAGGCTTAAAAGTAGCCTGCAGAGCAGCAATATAAACACTAACATTCGTAACGTTTGCTTCGTGATCTTTCATGCTATTTTTCCTTTCTTTATTACTTTCCCATCTTTTATCACCGAGAAGGGAGGGATTTTAATATTTTCCTCGAGCATCTTCGCTTGAGACAATATGACATCTGATTGTATACGCAGAAGTTTAAGCACCTCATCCGAGACAAATATAGTTTTTCCTTTCTCGCTCATATCTCACCTCCTTTCTGGCTCTTCTTTGCCCGATAAACACAATAAGCAGCTACCAATAAGAGAGGAAAGAATATCAATCCAAAACTGGTAAATCCAATTGCCCGGAAATACCAACGGTCTGAAATGGTACAGACTTCACTTTCGGGAGCCAACGTAGCATAATAACGACTTTGCAGATTATTAACTTGCTCTGTAAGAGCTTTGACATCGCTAGCGACATTGATGTCGGGAGCAGACACGACTGGCGTGTTGAGAGTTTGAGTTTTCATAACTACTGATGTTTAGCATATAGGCAGAAAAAGAACGGCTGCCATTTCCCGTGTCGCTAAACATCAGTAGTATCCACTCCGGAGAGCAAAAATCTACAAGGGAAGGCAGCCGCCAATATTTTACATTTGGGCATAAAAAAAGCCCAGCCAAAAAATGTTGTTGAGCATTAACCGCGCTCTGCGAAGTAGGATACACCCTACTGATGTTTAGCACTACAAATATGAGGATAATATTTGAAAGTGCAAAAGAAAACAACCTTTATTTCTTGATTGCCATACCTGAAATAGTTATCTGATGCGAATCCCCTTGTACTTTGAGATTGATAATCCCATTAGCTCCAATCTCTTGCAATGTGCTTATTATACGTTCCATAGCCATATCAACATTTGCTGCCACATATACATTTCTTCCCGTATATTGATTCTTGCCAGTCCCTATATACATATCATCCTCTCTATTCTTATCTAAATTCCGGATTGTTTTAGGTTCTTTTCCCTTTTTCACCCATCCTGCAACTTCTGTAGCAGATACACTACCCAAAGTTTTATAATCAAAGGAAACAGAATTTGATTCCGTAACAAAAATTCCCTTATCTGTAAGTGAGGAATAATCAAAGAAAGAAGAGAACCCATAAGGTTCCGGCATTTTGGGAGTTACACAAGCGGCAAATAACCCAACAACTAAAATTAAAAATACTATTTTTTTCATTCTGTGTGTTTTTAAAGTTATCCTACAAAGATAAGATTTGAAAAATAGGGAAACAAAAAAGCAGAATAAAAAAATCCGCTTTTACTACCACTTCCTTATATTTAATAATTATCTACACTTTCACTCTATTCATACGCTTTATGCTTAAAATTAGTATTAGGAAAGAAGTGTACTTTCAACTTATCAAATAAGGTTCCATTTGGACGAATATTCTCAAAAAAGCCATAATCATCCAGCCATAACAAATACTCTTTATTCCCATAAAAAACGACATTATAAAACATAACAAATAATTCCTCATTACTCATTTGAGCCTGTATTATATCAATATATTCTCGTTGCTGCGTTTCATTAAAAGCACTATTGCGAACCAGTTTGATTATATGATATAAATGACGAAAATAATGCATATCAGAAGATATTTGTGTGTGTGGAGATGGTTGATAGCTTTTCCTTATCTTTTTTAAAGCATCGTCATATTTTAGTTCACCTGAATAATCTGATGAGTATGAACCTATTATGCAAGCTTTTCTATTTATAAAATGTCCCTTTGCTAAAGAGCCTAAAATTTCTCTCTGAATTTGCAACATATTAAAGAATGTGCTGTCAAATTGCAGCTTATAATTTGCCAAGGACTGGTTCTTGTATGTAATATAAATAAAAATCAAAGATACATAAGCAAATAAAGCTGTAATACATGCAGAGTAATCACTCCAATCATCAAGTCGTTCAGAAATATCACTTCCACTAAATCTAAGAACAAATTGTATGAATGATATTGATACGATCAATGTAAACAATATAAAAATAGCAATTGCTAAGTAATTCCACTTTTCTTTCATTATTCTTTGTAATTTTCTCATTTTTTCAACTCGCTTATTTGTAATTTATAATAACCATTTCTTTATCCAAAAGAAAAATACATTGTAGGCAGTTCCCTCAATTCACAACAAAAAACCTCGTTGTTTCCAAGATTAAAGATATTAATCTACAATAAGTTCTTCTTCGATTATAAGTTGTTCTATCACTTCTATTCGTTCAGATATTTTGCTTTTAGGAAAGTACTCAGGCAAATATCTTTTCATATTATCTAACTCCCGATTATAATTAATTATTTCAATTTTTTTTCCTACTTGTTTTTCTTTTATTTCAAATATTCCAGTAGCCCTCATAGCTATAAAATAACCATAAAAATAATCTTCTCTATTCTTAAGCTCAAACTTTTCACAAAAATGTCTCAACAAAAAATACTTTTTTTCATCTTTTGACCGCTTAATTGCATATAGTAATAAAGCCCCCCAAGGAGAGCCACTTTTAAGAACTTCGGTGGTTTGTTCACTTGTTAAAATGTTCCCATTCTCACTTTGTTTTGCAGTCGTGTTACCTACACTTTGAAATCCATCTCTTATTTCTGATTTTAATTCGTTTTTTAAAGAATGAAAATCTTTTGTTTTTTTTTGAAATTCATCCATTACTTGATGTAAATGCTGAACAGATTCATCTATTTTCCCAGAAGCTTCTGCCATTACCTGTGTCGCTTTTTCTATTTTTTGAGGAGTATCTTTCAAATTACTATAGATTTCGTCAAACTTGCCAGATGAATCATCCATTTTCTGTATTGAGGAATCAATCTTACCTGGTACATCACTTATTTCATCATGTACATCTCTAAATTTATGCAGAAGATTATTTATCGACTCACCAGACACTACAGACATTATAATAGCAATAACCGATAAAATTATAGATGATATCGTAGATGCAAATGTAAACTGGTCAGCTAAAATTTTATTCTCACAATTTGCAACAGAAAACTGAACTATAAGAAAAAAAGCGATAATTATTATAGCACACCACAACATAATTCGATGTTTTTGTAGTTTTACTACTTCATCAGACAAACGAGGATCCTTTTTTTCATTTTCCATAATCGTACCTATTTTATGTTATTACTATTATAAAAATCAACTCCTCATATCGTGCGCCAACCGGAACCACCCGGAATCCGATTTTACGAATTACACGATATGAGGAGTTGAAAATATGGTTTTTACTTGGCAAAAACAAAGATAGTCAAGAAAAACGAAACAGTCCAAAAATATTTTGACTTTTTTATCAAGATAATGCAGAAGCTGCATTATTCAATTTATCGGCAACATCTTTCAATGCATCAGATAAAATTTTCAATTCCATATCAGTGAAAGTTGCTACCTTCCCATGCACCTCATTTCCATTAATGCGTTGATGCAACCAAGAAGCTGATTTATCAAAATATTGCTTAGCAAATTCAGAGACAGAGATGAATGGAAGTACTTCAGATAAGATCTTTCGCACTTCAATCTGTCTTTTCATCTTTTTAGCATCTTCAACTACTTGGTGAATCCGAACAAAATCTTCATCAATAGCCGCATGCAATTCCTGTTGGTCTTCTGGTCGTAACGAATCAAAAAAACGATCCATCTCTTGTTCCGCTTTTTCACGATCAGAACCTTTAGCCTCGAGGCATGCTGTTTTTAATCTGAAAAAATCTTCTTTTACTCCCATCTTACTTAAATTTTAGATAAAACAAAATAATGAAGAAGATGAGTTCCCCACCCCGTCGAGTGGGGAACTCTTTTTCTACCGAGCAGATAACCTCTGAATCTCAAGCTTGAGATTCTCAATTTCTGCATCAAGTACCGATTTTCTATAACCAATTCCAATGAGTCGGTTATAATTTCGGAGGTAGTAGTTAAGATTTTCTATTAACTCATCTACCCGCGCTTTTAACGCTTCTTCATCAGTCATTCAAAGAGCTCTTTTGTTTGACAACACAAAGATAAAGAAACTATTATCACAAACAAAACTTTTGATAACAATTTCTTTATCAAATTAATTATTTAACAATTACATACCCAAAAGCTATTAAATCTTCAATAAAGTTCTCCGGAGAATCAGCACGAATAACGTTTCCTGTTTGGTCGCGATATCGATCAGCAAAGTTGAACATATATTCCTGATCGGTACATTCAGAATCAAAACGACTACCTTCCCGAAGTTTGGTTACCAAATCTGCAGCGCAGGTGACGGTTATTGTTCCGCCATCCTGCAATAAGTAATTTCTATTATTCATTATCTACTAAGTTTTTTCGTTCTAAGTTTAAAGTATATTTTTTGATCATCTGTCAAGAAAGGCAGATTCTGAAGCGTTGTTCCTATTTTTAGCTTGAGCTAAAAAAGGATTAAAGTAATATGAAAAGGTAACCTAATTATAACACTATACAAATAGAAAAGGTAGCTCATTCGGCTACCTTTTCTATTTGTATTCTAAATTCTCTTAGTTGGTTAATAGTGGGATAAAAAGTCGGATTTTCCCAATTTCTCGAAATCATCTGTATCATAGATGATAAATAAGAGCCGCAATCTAACACCTTTGTCGCTTTATTAATTTGAAATTCACCCTGCGGATAGGTCTTGTTTTTCAAAGTTTCCTTTGCCCATGTTAGTAACTCTTGAACGGAGTCGTAATCGTAGTTATTTTCCATTTATTTGAGTTTTAAAGTTTATATAATAAAAAAGCCTCGACTACACTTAGCCGGGGCAAAATCCGCCGTCGCGGATTGAAATTGATGATTTCGGGAACAAAGGTACTATTTCTTTTTAGACCTATATACTATTCGCCCTATTATTACCAAAAGAAAAGCAATAACGATCCCGAAAGCCCATCCACCCAGCTCCATCTTTAAACTTTGCCATCGATTCAACTTCTTTTCAACCGAATAAGGTACACGAATAGAATCATTTTTAAGAATCGTATCGGTACGATTTGTTGTTAGGTAGCGATACAGATACTTGTACCTATACTGATAGACTGTATCACCCTTTACGAGCGTATAAATACTATCACGTTGATAAATGCTGTCATACCGGATACTATCGCGTGTTTTGTATTCAATACGAACGGACTCAACCGGGACATATTGAGTCCGGCAGGATATAAAGCATGTTGCTAACGTTAACAACATGATAATATAAATCAGCCGTTTCATGGTCGAACTACTGTATTACGCAAGAAGTTGGTAAACTCGGAACGTACATCGAAACAAGGACATGCCTTAATATATTCTCTAGGCTCTACCTCCCCGCTGCCATCCAAATCGAGCGAAGTATCACGATGTCCAAGAACCTCCACGATGGGATATTCCTTGCATAGCTTTGCTACCAGCTCACGCAAACTAGCTCTTTGAGCGGGCGTCCGTGTATCAGCAGGGTTCCCATTTGCATCCAGTCCGCCAATATAACACACACCAACGGAATGTTTATTATACGATGTAGTAGAAAAACCTTTCGTGTTGCAATGCGCACCGTCAATGGAAAGCGGACGTCCATTCTCTACCATTCCATCAAGGTCAATGACAAAGTTATAACCGATCTGGCTAAAGCCTCTTTGCTTGTGCATCCGGTCTATATCCTTTGCACGTAAATCTTGTCCGGCACGTGTGGCCGAACAATGAATGACAATAGCATCAATTTCCTTCATTTTGTTTCCTCCTCCTTTTTATTGAATAACTTGTTTTCAAGCCTATTAAACCGGTCCGTTATGTAAACGGAGACTCCAAACACAGCCCCGGCATAAAGCAGACATTGAGCAAAGAGCCACAACACACTATCATGTATCTCGCCGTGAGACATGACAAATCCTGCTACAGCTAAAGCAGAACCTAATACTAGCATGCCAATAGCACTACCATATTGAATAGCTTCTTTTGTATCACGTTTCATCTTATCAATATTTACAGATCTTATACTTTACGATTAATCAGACGCTTTATATCAAATAAATCGCTTCCTTCCCTTTCGAACATCATCGTCCAGCCAATAGAGGCAAATTCTTTTGCTACAAATGGGCGAATCTGGCATGATCCGGACAACTCTTTTAGCCAAGGGGTACTAACCTGATCAGAGGTCATCTCCACTCGTAGCTGTTGCAGCATGGCGAGTGTACGCTGTGATTGTATCGCTTCCTCTATCAAGTCCATTTCGGCAGATTTTGCAGCGATTGTAACGGCCATTTGCACTTCATCCTGAATGCTATTCTTCTGATCACGTTTAGACATAATATCACCAATCTCCACAAACAAATAGGTTCCGGAGAGAATACGATCAACATTCTGTTTTACTGAATCGAAACTCTGCCCCAAAATATAGTAGTCTAATCCTCGGATCCGGGAAGAGTTAGACAAACTTTTAATTTCCTCCTGGATTGCGACGTATTCAGGAAGTTCACTTCGTCCCTTTGAAAAGAGCTCAATCACCTTACTATGATTCGGGAATTGAGCGTAATATTTGAGAATCTCAAAAATCATATTATCTGTTTTATTAATGAAATTGGTAACCCCGTATTTTTAGCGATATCCACAACAGGTATTTCTGCAAAATTCATACTCCGTATCGTTTCTATCAATTTCTTACGTAAAATCGTAAAGTACTTGATTATATTCATTTGTTCAATCGCTGAAACATCCCCTAGCCCATCATTACTCAAATTATAAAGCGACTCAAGTGCACCAGTCGTTATTAAACTTTGCTTTTCACTCTCACCCGCAACCAAGATCCGAAATTGTGTAGCCGTAAACAGATAGTTGACAAATGATGAAAAATTGAATGCAATACTCTGCAATGTTGCATTAGGTAACTTTTCAAATGATTTAGCCAAGGAGTGTGCAGACTCCGAATCATACAGTCCCGGGTGGTATAAAATAGCAGCAAGTAACGGCAACATCTTTTGATTACATCCGAGCAGCGAACGAGCCTCTATGAATTGTAGAGCTGTTAGAGAACAAGTCAGTTGGCTAAAACTAGTATCAATAGTATATCCGGAAAACAGTTGTCCCTGAATAGAAACATACGGAATCAATTGTGCACAAAAGCAACCATTTAACAAGAACTTATAGTCCAACTTTGAAAGATAACGTGCAATTGATATATTCAACCTCTCCGGAGGTGTTTTCTTGGCTTTTACATAGTCTTCCTTAGATAGATCCTGAAGAGCTGCATCCTGATCCGGATATGATATTCGAAAAATAAAATCAACTTGCTCTCCCAACCAGGCAAGATTAGACAGCGTATCTTCCTCCTTAGTCCGCACCAAGTTCCTCGGGCTCCAGCCCATTGCACGACAGATGTGTTTAACCTGAAGCATAGCCGGTGAAAGTTCGCCTTTTATGACTAGATCCATATCGGCCATGATACCCTCAAATAGTCCCGGAGTAAGTTCCTCCCAGGCATTGGGGATCGCAAATTTATTCTGATGTACATAAAACTCGATCATGGCATTAATTGTATTTTATCTTCAGGTTGATTAAAGGAAGTTTCTGTCTCAATATCGCTACTCTGTGGATCTGATAACAACAAGTCGATATCTTTAATCAAACTGTTTGCCTGATCTTGTAATTGGACAGATAAAATAAGCAATCTCTCCTGTTCATCCTTTCCGGATCTACTCGCTTTTGAATCATCAAAAAGATTCCGGATAGTGGATGGGAACTCTAATATATCAAACCTGGTTAAAGCAACAGCTACCACTTTCTTTGCAAGTGCTCGGTTAATCAATGATAAAACAGACGGCTTCTCATTTGCACGCTCAAGGTAACTAGTAAAATTCTCCTCCAGGACTTCTACCTGGATTGGGATACAGCGAAAGAAGAACAGATACGATAAATCAATGCAGTATAACAGGTCGAACTCTTCGGTTGTCTTTATCTGTAGTTTATCAAGCATTTTATAATACCTGGTATCTTCCCATCCCATATTTTCAGACTGATTAAGAAGTGCAATGAGAGAATCCATTGCATTATAGTAATTCTCATAATAAGCTCTTCTTATAGCTTCCTGCTCGTACTTGTAAATATCAATAGCTGCTTTTCGTTTGCGAAGAACATCGAAAATCGTATCATTTGCCATGACGAGGTTAGCCAATGCAGTCCGAAGATAATCGTACATTTCGCTCTTCCCCTGTTCTATGATTTTTTCATATACAGGAACACTCACAATATTTGCAATCCGTTTATAAGCAGTAACAGCATGGCTATTAAGCAATGCAAAATTTATATTCGCATCGATACCAGGTACAAACTCTGCAAATCCGGAAATGTCGGTAAATAAGTCTTTCAGGTTCATGATTGCTGTTTATTTAGTCGTTCATTAGGAGTTACTTCTTCTTGTCGGCTAGGTGTCTCACGATAAAAGCCAAAGCGGAATCCTTGCTTATATAGTTCCGGAAAGTTGATCTGAATAGCCATATTAAAGGGCTCTGAACAGATTTCATCATCCGGGGTAAGAGACATCAAGTAAATCAAATAATTGTAATATACATCCGCTCCGGATTTTGATATGACACCATCTTTAGAAACGCTCGAGATAGAAGAATCCAATCCTACCGATGACAAAAGAACTTCATCTGCACGCTTATCATAGGTAATAAGAGCATCAATATACTCTTTGTATTTCAGATCCAAAACCTCAAACTTCCACCGTTCCTCTTCACCGGATCCGGTTTTGAAACTAAGAGTTGCATAAGCCTTTCCCTGGTTGTCCGCCCCGGAAAGATACTCACTAATATTACGAAGTTCTTGCTTGAGATACATTAGAAAATACGACTCCTTATAGGTAGTCCCGATATCAATCCCATTATAAGTTAACAATGATTCATTCTTTCTTTTCCGCTCTTGATTTTCATTGCATATTTTCGTTATCTGTGCACGTTTTGACTCTGCCCATGCATTCGGGATGATAATATGAATTTTAGCAGCTAACGAATTTCTTAAGAAAGAGTTTATGTAATTAGCCGTATCGTTGGAGCCCTTAATATAAGCTTTTGTCCCTTCATGAGTTTCATTTACACCATAGAATTCACTAACCGATTTTTCTCGATGATGGGATATTGCAGCCCATTTAATGTTACGAATATCACTAAGCACCAAACGTGGATAAAACAAATATTTAGAAACCCCATAACTCCAACGTCCAACAGCAATATGAGTGAAGTCCTTATAATTGATCAGTTCTGTGACAACATCCCTTTTTTGTGTGGCCAACCGACACCGTCTATTCTCCATCAACTCAAGACCGGCTACTGGTAATTGCTCCCCGATACGGTTACCAAGCGTCATGCGCCATTTCACAAAGTAATCACGAAAGTAATAGTAGTTCTTTATATTTCCCTTAGCCACCTCTTTATAATCAGACTCTAAACCACGATCCTTCCAAGATTCTAACCAAGTAGTTATTTCGGGACAGTCCGTCCATTCTTTAACAAGCTTCCCGTTCTTTATGCTCTTAATGTATATAGCCGGCCCGAGCCCGTACAGCATGTTAACTTGTTTTGTTATCAACCGAGGCAATAAACGATTCTTCTTGATATCGCTCTCCACTTCTTCGCACTTCATGTTATTCGCTCCACGTGAACATACGTTAAACCCTCCAATTGATTGCCAATTGTAGTCTGCAGGAAGAACAGTATTTGAATTAACGAAGCCCGGATCCTTTAACCCCGCTGCAGGATTCGTTCCTAACTGAAAGGAAATGGTGCTTCCGGTATCCACATAGCAACCATAATTTCCCAACATCTCTAAACTATCACTCATAACCAGTCTATTTTATGCAATTTATATCCATCTTGAGGAAATCCCATGTAACGAATAAGTATGCGATAACACATCTTTGGGTCACCATTCCCATCATTAAAGAGGAAGAAGTTCTCACTATCAATACTGAATCGTTCTTCCGGAAGTTGTGTCCGGAAAGTACAGCCCTCCCTCACAACCAACTTCTCGGAAGACTCCCCTTTCTGCCTGGAGTAAGGGAAGAAGGCAATGGTAAAGCAGCCGTTTGGCAACTTAGATAACTCCTTTGCCCATTGCAGTGCGCCTATGCCTGTCATCGTCGTTTCCATGCCCGAAATTATCGTTTTCCTCCCCCTCCAGAAAGGACGTCCCCAGAGGGCTGTCATATTTCCTGACAAATGTGTTTTTTTGCACCTCAAATCGGTTTTTCAGCGGGGCGTGGAGAATTTCGCCTCTCGATTTTTCTTATTTTTGTTTTCAAAATGTCTTTTGGCTGATAACCTGTATTTTAGATATAAAAGCTATGTCAAAAGCATAGTATTATACAGGATACAGAACTAACTATATCACTCCAATAAGTACATTATACTACTATATTTTCGGGCAAATCATCCGGTATACTTCTTAATTCACTTTTTATTCTGTCACCATATAGCCCGAAAAGCAAGTAGATAAGTGCAGATGGAAGCTGTGTTGTCAGTCCTGCCTGGTGCTTTAATGGTACTTTAACTTCAGAGGACTTATCTAGTTCAATACGCCCGTCTGTTTTCTTTAATGGAGATAGAGGAATAGCACTACAAAGATTCGGGCATTCGTTCTCATCTATCCGGCATACGGGTAATGCATTACTTCGCTCACCAAACAAGAGCAATAAAAGCTTAAATTGCTGCCAGTGATAGATTGTGGATTGTCCTTCGTTCATAAGTTCAACTGTAAAGCCGTAACTTTCTAATTCTCTTTTCAATATACGAGCATCAGACGTTATTTTTTCAAGGTCCTCCCGGCGTTTATTGGCCGCCCGGTCGTGATAAAGCACAATCTGTTTATTAATTGCGTCAGTTCCAAAAAACTCAAAGATTTGCTTTGCCAGTTCCGGCTGTTCTGCCGGATAGTAGCAAGTGAATTCTTTTAGAACCCGGAGTTCATGGCCATAATCTTTCTCTTGAGCAGCAACAACGCTGGAGAAGTGTCCGGGGTCGTAACCTAGAAGAATCCGTTCACGTTTATCATAGTACTTCAGATATCTGGAGGTTAAAACAAAGTGTTCACGCAAATCTAACTTCAAAATTGATTCATAGCGATATCCATCAGAGAATTGATGTTTGTCTTTTCGATAGTTTGCAAAGAATTTATTAACGACTTCCTTCTTCCGGATTGCACAAATAGAAGTCAGGAACTCATCTATGTCAAGTGATTCTAACTGGGTACGGAAAAACTTAGGCCCAAGTATGTCTTTATTAGCGAAAGAAGAAGCACGGATATAATAACTCGCATTTCTACGCATATCCGCAAGGCGTGGCTTCCAAGTTGCTACAATACGTTTCGCTTTTTCTGTTTCCAAACGTAAGGCTTCAATGATAACAGGATTCTTTTCCTCTCTCAACCGGTGATTGTTCCGATATATTTTATATAAAGCAGCATGTAAATATAAAGCAGCGGACGCAATCTCATCAATAAGCTCCTGATTGACGTTATTCTCATATTCTTCATACCAATTATCTTCTCCTAAATCCAAGCGGGCCGTATCCGACACACCTGTTATTCCTTGGTAATAAGGAGACATTCGAATAGAAGCCGAAGAACCACGTAAAGACGGGAACAAACGAGTCTTTAACTTCTCTCCTTTATTGTGTTTCATTTCCTCAACAAAGGCGTGAACACCTGATCGGCCGGCAACAGATTCCGGCTGATCAGAACTCACCATCTGAAGATGATGTCCATCACGAAATAAGATACTATGCTTTGGATAAGCAATCGGATATCGAGGTTTTCTGAAATGAGACGGTATTTTTGATTCACCTACAATATAGTCAATACCATATTCAAGCATGGAGCGCCGTCCATCACCAACAGGTTTGGAAAAATACGCTTGAATATTAGGCCAAACATTTGTCATGAGTGCTACGTATGTTTTATGAACCAAGAACGAAAGTTCCCCAGGCATATCGTTTGCTACTCGAATAATACGTGGCCCCATAACCCCTTCCGTCTTACCTGTCGCACGGCCGGCTTCGACAATAAGCACATTTGAATCAATGGCATTCGCTCTAATCTGCATTACATTTTGATAACATTCTTCAAAAGTTGCAGTCAAGTCAAAAGTCGTAGAACTTGCACTAAGCGATTGCGATGATTGTGAATTAAGTTCTATTCCCATATTACTCTCCAGTTTCTTCAGGTTCTACAATTTCGGCCTCCTGAATATCAGCATCACGTAACAAACGTTTCTTATCCGCTTTTTCAATAGGAAGAGAATCAATAAGGTTGATATAAAACCCTTCATTGTTTTTGCGAGCTATTTCTTTTATTGATTTCTTTTGGAAACCAAGCTCTTCCGGAGTGAGGTTCGGAGAGATCAGGAATACGATGCCAAGATCGCGGTCTGCTTCCGCTATTTCTGAAGCTCTACGCCGGCACTCTAAGGCTGCGTTGTAACATTTCTCCTGTGTCTTGTAATCTCCTCTTACAGCGCATAATTTCGCTAAATCTTCGTATTTGTCTGCGTAATTAGATTCCCATACCTTGATAGATACATTGTTATCGATATTAAAGTAGTTTATAGCGGCATAGATACGGGCCTTACAGGTCCGCTCATCAATATTAATCTGCTGCGAAGCATTAATCCTCTGCCGTAACAGCTTGGCAGCACGAGTAATATTCCTCTCATACTCAAATATCTCTGCAGCCCATTGCAACTGCTTTAAAAATAGCCGAATCTCCTCCGGAATTCCTGAACAACATCCAGTTGTCAGAAACTCCGAAATCAGATCTGGATGTATTTTATCAAGGTGGTCTAATTGTGTCATACTCCAAACAATTGTTTTCGTAGGTCTAGTTCAACACGCTGATTCTTTCGTTCCTCCAATAAGGTAATTGCTTCTATATCGCCAGCATTAGCTTTCTCTACTAGTTTTTTATCTATATTAAATTCTCCCAGAGCACGCCCACTATTGTAAGCGTCATTATATATATCTCCAGGAAGGCTAATTCTAACGACTAAAGCCAGTTTCTCCCTTCTTGCAAGCCCAATCAGATTAGCAATACATTGAGGATTACATCCAATTTCCGCATAGCTTCGCACTTCTTCCAAATACTGTTCGCCGATATCTGATACAGTGTCCATTTCTGATGTAGGGAAAAGCTCCTTCTTCATATAATTTCATTTTATAAAGCAAATATAAAGAGCGTAGTATATATGGTGAAGGACATTTCGATAGTAAAACAATAATCCCCAGACATACATGTGGGTAATATCCAGATGTATGCCCGGGGATAACCTAGATGTACATCAGATAATAATCGAGATGTATGTCTAGGTAATAGTATTACTTAATCAAGGGTGGCTTCTTAAATGTTAGAATTAGCTTTTCTAAGAAACGCAAGTTTTGAACATGTGACAAACGAACCTTAGGATCTTCCAAAGAAGTAAGTGTACCATCACATAACAATATATCAATCATATTCTCGAGTACTTCAACATTCCATTCCGCACCTGTATTCTGAAAATGACGAATAGTTTCTATTGATTCATCAGTCAAGATGATGCCATTAATTTCCGTGTTCATGAGTGGTCTCCTTTTTTTCTATCGAATCATTTATTGCAAAATTTAAAACCTCCACGAGTTCTAGCATCTCATCACGTGAAATAGCTGAAATCACAAAATCACCATCACAATCCACTGAAAAAACATCCACTTTCTTTCCATCAGAATAATAAGATGTCTCTTTATCTACATGAAAGCGATGTTTACTCATGACACACCTCCTTTCTGAGAGATATTGTCACATACTCACCAGGAGCAATCTCAATTGAAGTTCTATTTCCCGATTGGGATACTAGGTAGGATTCACTGTTTTCTGCAAGCAGACTAGCAAGTTTACTAAAATAGTTCTGCAACTTGCTTACCGGCACTAAAGCCGATTGAGTTTTCTTTTTCATAATGATGTAACTTTTGGCTTTTAGGCATATTCTCTTGGATACAAGAACGGCTGCCATTTCCCGCTTCGCCAAAAGTTACATCATTAGTCCGCCTAAGCGTTTAATAAATGTCGGGAAAGAAAGCAGCCGCCATCTTTTTTATAATTTCGTATATCAAACTCTTGTTATGAAGAGCACGATAGGTATAGGCATAAAAAAAGCCCACTATTTCGTATGAGCATTATCCGTTGCTTTCGGCATCGACTAACGATGATGAACTTTTGGCTTCTGCAAATATGGAGATTTTATTTGAAAGCACAAAAAGAAAGTGATGTTTTTTAAGAAACTACTTTTTCGATTCTTCAAGAATTGATTTAAATAAAGCCTCTCTATCGCGGAACCGACGAAGGTGTTCTTTATCTTGCGACCGTTTATCTTTGCGTTCAGGCCGTTTTAGAAAGGATTCGTATCTGCGAATGTTATCGGAACAGTTCTTATACCGGCGAAGGAACTCCAAGGGGTCGGACGCCCGTAAACGTTCCAATTCAGCTCTCTCCGACCGATGAACAATAAGCGGATGCTTATACCGAAACATTCCAGTGTCGTTGTACGTTTGCAGCTCGGAGAATGCCAGTAAGTTACGGATCCGGAGTTCAGCCATATCAACGACTGCACGCCTTGTCGGTTTCTTATCCAGCAATTCATCGAGCTGCTTCATCTTTTTCCAAGTCACCACACGATCATTATACAGTATCGTAGCTATTTGGACGTTTTCGTCTTCGAGGTTTTCCCAGTCGATTTGCGGGTACTCTTCGTGCTTTTGCTTTCTGGAGCTACCTTGGTAGGTTCTTTTTTTTTCTCTTCTTCCAAGGCTTGCTCTGCCTGTTCCGCACGGTCTTCGGCTTCAACTCTTGCTTCCTGTTCCGTTTCAAGCTCTTCTTTCAGTTCCTGGTTCTCTTGCTCTAAAACTTCTGTTTGTTCTTCCGCTTGAAATGCACGTTCCTCTGCCTCTTGTTTTTCTTGCTCACGAAGTTCCGCTTCAGTCTGTTTTTCGTAAATCTCGGCATCGATTTCAAAAGAGTTCTTTTCTTCCTGTACAGAAGTTCCCTCTGTTCTTGGCTGATTTCCCAAACAAGTTGCTGTGTTTCCGCCTGATTGAATCTCTGCTCCAGCACATGTTCCACCGATATCAAGTATATTTTCCGCTCCAGTTTCTTCTTTAGCTTTTTCTATTTCACGACGATTTATCCGGATGGCTTCCTTTGACTTTAAGTCTAGCAATGTATAAAGGATATCATCTGCATAACGTTGCGGGTTACGGGCAAACATCTTGAGTTTAGGATGTGCCGGAGCAGTTTCCTGAAGCAGACTTAAATCTGCTTCAGCTACCGCTGTATTACGTAACTCATTAAAATATTTCGTTTTCTCTTTAAATCCGTACATAACTTACGCTGTTTGAATTCTACTTCCAGAAACCTCAATAAGAGTGGCAGGGTCCAAGACTCGGAATGTAATAGAAGAACCGGCCTTTGCAGTCCATGTTGCTCCATCTTCCAAGATAAACGTCGTTCCGTCCGCAATTGTAGCTGCCTTATCTGTTCCGCTACCGGTCAAGGTAATATATCGACCTTTATCATTATTTGTCAAACCTGATACTGTCTCAATGGCATAAGTAGCAGCTGTTCCATTTGGTATCTCATAAGAGTTGCTTGTAAGTTTAATAGCCAGCTCTTTAGTCCCCGCTGCATGCACCTCTGCTGGAGCTTTTACAATATCACCAACATATTTATGATACTGTGTCACAGAAGTACGTTCAAAAGTGAAGGTTATATAACGGCCATCTTTGTCATTTTTTGCTTCATAAGTTTTCAATACCATAGGTCTATCATATTCTCCTAAGATATACCATTGATCTTCGCCAATCTCCTTAAATAAAATCACAAACTTACCGCCGGCATGTTCTTCTGTAAAGTTCAGAAGCTGATCCCTCATACCGCCCATGATTGCTACAAATTGGTTCGTACCAGAAGTCGTTATATCTCCTTTCTCCCCATTGCCCACATAAGTCGGAATATCATGTGCCTCAAAATATTGCATATATTGTCCCGAGAGCATTGGTATTGTCGCGACCTCTCGATTAGCATTAGGCTTAGGAAATTTCACATTCGAATTGATTTGATGAACATCAATCAAATAAATCTTATAAGCTATATTCGAGCCATGAGTTACTTTATCAGAAACGTCATCTATGCTACCAATGGCCATCATAGAAGCCAAAGATGTTCCTGAGAATCCTGTCATGCAAAACATTGAATGATCAGGATCCAGGAACATACCAACAACAAAAACAATGGCAAAAAGAAGTGCAAGAGATAAAAAGAGCTTTACCTGCATTTTACGTGCATATTGATTCCCTTTTTTATAAGGGTTACTAACTTTTTTAGCTTTCATAAAAATTAATTTTGTAATTAAGAAAAAAGGGTGGGCAGAACTCCCACCCCTGAAAACAAACACCTATAAAAAACTGAAAACAACTATCTTACGCCAGGAAGATTTGGTTGCAAATCGGTATTGATTGTACGTACACCACCGATACAGCGTTCCAGTTCACGGAAATTCCCCTTACTGTTAAGCAGAACGAGGATATAATCACCTTCTTCTGTCGGAGTATAATCGGCAGTGATATCTTCGAATTTTCCAGTTTTGGAAATCTTGGAAGCATTAGTTTTGGAACCACATTCAATAAGATATCCAACACCCGGTTTTGCATTTTTGATGTCAGTGATTACAGTAGCCTTTGTATTTTCACTTGTAATTTGCCAAAAACCATCCTTTGCGTCAATTTCAGTAGCATCAACTGCAACATCAACGGAAGGCTTATTCATGAAAATTTGCTGCCATTCGAAGTTGTTTTGAACAAGTTCAGCACGTGTTTTGAAACGGCGTCCCAAGAAGGCGGCAGCTGTACCTTCCTTCCAGGTAGACCAACATTTTACCATTTCCATGTCATCCTTTGCCTTAAAGGCCATCATCTCTCCTGGAATGTATTCCAAGAACTGCAAATTGCCTGGAATATCAAGGAACATTAAGCAGCTTTGCCCTAAATAAGGCATCCATCGGATATGAAGATCGGTATCAGGAACAACATTCAGATAACTGTTAGGACCAGTAAAATCAATGTCTTTACCGTACTTGGTTCGACAACCTTCCTTCCACCAAGTTTGATGCAAGCTATTCAGATAAATAACATGCTGATCCAGATCCATATCTTCCGTACATTTTTCAATAATGTCAGCCACGAACTCCTTCACTGCATCTACCATGTTTTCCTTTGTATATGAACGATAAGACTCATCGTCATGCAGTAAAATTTTATTCTCATGATAATACCGGAGCAATGTGTAGATAATACCCGTGGAAGCATTCAAGAAGTGAGATGGAACCCCCTTTTCCGGAGTAGCATAAACACCACGAACACGACGTTTATTCTGTTCTACTTGTGCTGTTTCTAAGGTATTGACAATACAATACTCAATCAAAGACCACTTGATAGGATCAGAGCCTTCCTTATTGAGATAACCGATGTACATTCTTTCCAGTTTCTTCATTGGACCGAATTTCATCTTAATCATAGCGTCATCAACATGCCCCATCTCGTTTTCGATTTTCATGCCGCCTTTCCAAACTTCGCCTTCTTGCCAACCTTGAGAAACTTCATCAAAGAATGTATTGAATACAAGGTCATGATCCTGCACACCATATCTCACCGGGAAGAATTGAGTTAGCTCACGCTTTTTCAGTATATGAGCGATTAATGCATCCTGACGACGAATTACGTATTGATCACCGACTTTGGCATCGTCAACTCCCGAAAGGTCCGTTGAGAATTCACCTGCAGCAAGCTTTACCGGATCGAGCAGATGATTCTTATTCAAATACTCATAACGCCGAGCAAGAGATTTTGAGAAAATAGCCACTTCCTGAAAGAAAGCTTTCTCTTCACCATCCTCTATATTAGTAGAGGAGTAATCAGGATTTTCCGTAATCTTATTCCAACGTTTCGACATGTCAAACATAGGAGCTTCAATACCAAACAGATGTTTTGCAGTAGTTCCGGGTCCATTAATTCTCATAGTTACAGGAGTTCTTACCGATGCAGATGGAGTATCGGCTGCAGTTTGATCAGACATTTGTTTCACTAAATTCTGTAATTCACCATTTTGCCTTACTACGCTCTTGGCTAACTCGATAACACCTTCCGGTGTAGCTTCAGGCTGATTAAGCGGCTTTTCTTCCTTTTCAGCCGCATTATCAGCAATTGCGGGAGGAGTCACAACACCGGCCAAAAGCGATTGCAACTGATTCATTTCATCCTGAGACATTTGCTGTTGCTGCTGCACCGAATCCGCCTCCATATCTTCACGAAGATTTGCCTGAAATTCTTTCTGATAACGAGTAGCAATTGCTACAATGTCTTCAGACGTTAATTGCTTAGCCATTGCCTTATCTGACAGTTTCAGAAGTTGTAAGACATTTCCTAATTTTTCTCTAAAGTTCATAATTAATTGATTGTTAAATTAGACATACTGATTTATTTTATTTCGAAGGGAAATGCTATCCAAGTATTCCTGTCCACGTAAATTTGCGTGGGCAATAGCTTCAGGAAGAGTCATCACAGAATCAATTAGCCCCTTATCTATCGAATGCTGAGCATCAAAAGTTTCACCTTGGAATACCGGATCATCTTCAGGGAGATTGGCAAGTTTAGGACGAGAAGATTTTACTTCATTTAAAAATTGAACGGTAAGTGGATCAAGAACTTCTTCAATATATTGTTCTGGATGCCCAGCACGTAAATCTTCAAATTTCTTATTCTTGAGTGGAGATAGACTCGATTTCTCTTGAATTAGTTTTATTCCTAACTTCTCATAGTAAGCAGAGAAGTCGTAAAAGCTGATCATAGTACCAATACAACCTATTTGATCATTCTTCGTTAGCGCATGTATACCATTAGCACTGTGACAAGCAATGTAATAGCCGGCAGAAGCACAATACTGCTCAACTAAGACTTCCACAGGTTTCTTGAGAGAACGCATTGTTTCTGATAACCGATCTAAATACCAAGCTTCCCCCCCACCAGAGTTAATATGAAGGAAATGCACAGATATTGAAGGATTATTCTCTGCAGCAATCAAATCCCTCTCAAATTGTTTCGAGGAGAAATACCAGGATGAATTAGATGTAATTGTACCCCATATACGGTGATAAGCTATTGAGCCTTCAGGTAGTTCCTCTGATGAGAAATCATTAGTCAGGCTTATACTCTTAAGTTCTGCAGTACATGCTATTTCTCTTTTAAGTTTAGCCACTGCTTTATCTACCTGGTCTTTATATGTCGGAGGATCCGATAAAAAGAAAAAAGATCCTGGCACTGGATTCTTATGATCCAGGAGGGGAAAACATTCCATCATGGCAGCAGCATAAGCTTCTGCCATGATGAAGAGTTTAGATGTAATAAGTAAGTTACGAAGAAATGTCCTATTCATTGTAGTGCATCTTTTCAGCGAAGATAGTTCGTCGAAAGAAGGCTATGAAGGACTGTTTATACAGGCAAAAATGGTGAATAGAGCATTTTACAGGAAATTTTCAAGGTTGCAGAGTTCAAGTTTGCAGAAATTGAAACCAAAGCCGGAATATCATCTGTACCTATTGCAATATTCTTTTCTAAAGAATCACACAAATAAATAATAGCAGACCTAGCAGTAGAAAATTCCCGAAGAGTATCTACATCCGGAGTTTCAATCGTTATGTCTTTACTACAATCGAACAATTTGCCAGATACCGAATCTGTAATAGAAGGAGTAAAAGAAAAAGGATCAGCAAGAAAACGATATTCTTCTTTCTTCATTTTTCCTGTAGGTTTCACTCTCAAAGTAATAGTTAGCTCTCTCATAATCTTATAATTATTTAATATTCAACAAGTTCGCCATACAGCGGACGTTTTTTCGCCATTTAGGGACAAAAATGATAGTTCGGTCGGTCATTTTTTACCCATTTTTTAACTTCTTTTTATATTCTCGACGTGTTTTCCTTTTGCGTATATTTTCTCTCCACCTATAGAAGTTTTTTAAAAGAGCATCTTCAGAAATAGAATCAATGCAATACGAGCACAAGAAATGATGCACAACATCCAGATTCTTTAAAAGATGTCCATTCATATCATTTTCATCCATCGCAGCATGAAGTTCACGGTTAAACATCCGCCGCACTTCTTTCTCTATCAATCTCACAGAGTTAGGAGAAAGGAAATTGTAAACTTTAGGATCCTTCCCGATTCTTCTTTCAGGAAGGATCAACGCCAGATTACCATTATCAACAGGAGATTGATTCTTTTGCCGTTTAGCCATCAATGTCCATATTGTATGGTAAAGGTCTGTATTGTCTGGAATTCTGAATGCTTCTTCAGAACCATTATTATACTTTCCACGTAAGTATTCAGCCAAATATGGTTCAATATTAATACTAGTTGTAATCAT